ACTGCGGTCGATGCCTAATGTAGACAGCTCAGGCGAGGCGCCGCCGCTCGGGCGCATCTTCATCCCCGTGCCGATGTCCGTCTTCTGCGCCATACCGCCGTCCGTTTCCGTAGCGCCTGCCTTTCCTGTGGCTTCTTCTGTCGTGCCGTCAGCAGGGATGTCATCTTTGCGCTGATTGACGATGCGCACATGCTTGAAGGTCATCTGCATACGATAGCAAAGTCCATTCTGCACGCTGCGCACCAGCGGCGAGGTGAGCGTCACCATGTCTTTGTAGATGGCATCGGGCGTCTTGATTGTGACAGGATCTCCCGCCTTGTATATGCGCATGATTTCATTTGCCACGCTGTTCATGCGGAAACTTGGCACGCCCTTCGCATCAAAACTCACAGGCGTCGGCGTGAAGATGCATTCCATCGATAAAGACAACGGTCTTCGCCGTACATGGTCAGCGATGATAAAGCCGTCCTCGACGGGATTCTCCGTAACTTCGCTTTCCAAAGAAGATTCGCGCGAGAGGACGACGTCAACGAAGAGATTATCGCCGATTTGCGTCCGCTCCGTACGAATGAGGCCGCCTTGGGATGTATTCGGCTGTCCGCCCATGAGATTTAGCATATTTCCACCACCTAGAATCCTTTTGCGAAATTCAGAGCATCTTTCTCTGGTTGATTCCCCAATGAAATGGGATCCAGACCGAAATATTGCGGCGCATATACGCTTTTGTTATTTGTCACACTATATCCGCCGCCTCCTGCATTCTTCCAGTCACCCCATTGATGTTCTGGCATTTTCATATTGCCAACCGCACTCCCCAAGGTGAGGATGCTCGTCAATCCGTCGGCAAGCCACTTGATCATTTCGCCGAGACCGCCTAAGAGATCACTAACCCATTCAATTAACTTTGCGACCGCTCGAAACACAAATGCAGAGGTTCTATAAAACACATAAATTGCGCCAACAATCACGGAGCCTATAACATATGCGATAAACTGCAATAACGGTGTGACCGCTTCAATCAGCGGCTGCATATTCGCCCACGCTTGCTCGATGGAGGCGATCCCCAACAAAAAATCCTCGTAAACGCCGTCCCAGTTGACACCCAACGCGCTAATCGTATCAATGACTCCACCAATAGCCCCCATCAGTACGGAGCCTATTGCGTTGCCAATCGCCATAATCGTGTCCCAGATTTTTCCCAGTCCAGTCACGGCATTTGTCATTTTTTCCAGTACAGGATGTTCTTTCTGTAACTGTGCAAGTCTATCGGTCTGACCCTCATCCAAATCGCCATCGTGTTTTTTCTTTACCTTGAGTCCCAGCATCTCATAATAGTCACTGAGCAAAGCCTTCGCTTCTTCAATCTTCTGTTTGATGGTGTTTATGCCGTCGGCAAAGGATGCAAGCTGTGGATTCTCCTGTCGCGCATCTTCATCCCCCGCAAGGATGGAAAAGAATGTCTTAACCATCCCCCGCACAGTCTCAATCTTTTCCCGCAAGATGCCCGCCGCGTCAGCATAAGTCGCGAGAACGAGATGCTCCATCCGCGCATCTTCATCACCGCCAAGAATCGCGAAGAATGCCTTGATACTGCCCTTGACGTAATCGATCTCGTTCTTGACGAGCTTCACGCCGTCGACAAAGGCGGCGAGGACGGGATGCTCTGCGCGTCCTTTGTCCTTGCCCTCAAGCAAATCCATGAACACATGAACCTGCCCTCCGACATATTTGATGCCGGAAATCAGCCCCTCGGCGATTGCGCCAAAGACGTTCGTGCGGTCTTGGATGTCGCCCATTGTCTTTGTCCACGTATTACTGATGGTCTGCATCGCCTGTCCGATGGTCGGCACATGCGTCGCAAACTGGCGGTCAATCTCGTCGCCAGAGTCAAGGATCGCTCTTGCCACCTTGTCTGATGTCAGCTCACCAGCCGCACCCATCTTTTTAAGGTCGCCAATCTTCACGCCCATGGACTTTGCCATTTCTTGCATGAGCGCACCTGCGCCCTCGTTCAGCGCATGAAGCTCGTCGCCCTGCAGTACGCCGGAGGAAAGCGCCTGACCAAGCTGCAAAATCGCACCCTCGGCAGTGCCCGTGTCCGCCCCCGAGAGGGAAAGCCCCTTCGAGACGATTTCCGCAAGCCGCGCAGATTCGTCCAAAGATAGTCCTGTCGTCTCGCTTGTGCGGGCGACCTTGTAAAAGAGATCGCCCGTCGCCGTATAAGAGCCGCGTGCATCGTTCGCTATGTCAAAGATCTTGTCTTTCATGGCACGTCGCCCTTGCTCATCGTCCTTGTAAATGACGCGCAGCTTATTGTCGAGATTCATCGCCTCGTCAGCGGCGTTCTTAATGGCGACAGCGCTGAACGCAACGCCCATGGCAGCCGCCACTTTTCCCAACGTGCCAATAAGAGCGCCCGCTGCGCCGTTGAGCTTCTGCATACCCGCAGACATGCGGCGTATCGCTCCATCAGCGCTGCCCGCACCATTTCTGAGGCGATTGATGAGGTTGTTTGCGCCTCTCAAACCACCCTCAGCAACACGGAAAGCCAACTGGATAATCATTTCTCTCGTAGTCATGCGCTATTTCACCCCCTTCACTGCATCATCCATAGCTTTCTGTTTTATGGCGCTTTTCATATCGAGATAGTGCACCATGCGTACAATCTCGGCGAGCGTGACATTGCCATCACGCACGTCGAGATATGACACCATTCCCTCATCGATCACTCGGTAGATAAAGACGACGCTTCTAAATTCGTCTGCAAGCTTTCCTGGAATGATGATTTCATCGTCCCCAGCGTCTTTAGGAATCCAGTCGGGATGCTGGAGAGCATCGTAAAATCCAGATAGTTGACCTTCACGACCTCGACGGCGAGCATGATCATGTCAATCGGCTTGCCTTCAAACACCTCGTTGACCTTCTCCTCTGTCAGATAGGCGAGGTTATTCTTGGAGCCATTCGTGCTCACCGAGATATAGTTTTCGTCCAAAACAAGGCGCAGCACATGCTCTATAACATCGCCGTCAATCAGCATGAGATTTTTCAGAGCATCGCCGAGGACAGGTGCAATCGCGCCAAGCCCGTTGCCGCCTCCCATATCCGCGCCCTCAAGCCCCTTGGCCGCCCCTCCCAAAACAGGGGCGATAACCTTGTTCAGCTCACCCAAAACACGCATCGCCATAAACGGCGGAAAGCGATGAATGTAAAACACCGTCTTGCCCTGCTTATATTCCACTGGCTTCAACATCAGCTATTCCCTCCCAAAATCGGATCTGTGATCTGCCCCGTGTGCAGTACCCATTCATGATTGGCAATCTTCCTGCCCTTCGCCGCCTCCGGGAAGTTCGACGGCCAAGCCTCCTTGGCGAAGAAAAGCGTATCGCCCGACAAATCCTTGACAAGCAGAGATCGCTTGCCGCTGCCGTTCACGCGGTCGGCATTGTACGCTTTTGTGAACGTGTTGTTGCTCTTCGATGTCGAAGCAAGGTTGATGGTGATTTCAAAAGTATGGTTCGGGTCGACCGAGCGCCCGACCTCGCCATCCGCACCGACATAAATCTGCATCCCCTCGCCGTTCGGCTTGATCTTCACCATCTCGTCTTCGGCAAAGCCCGTGATGCGATCATAGCCGAAAATGACGACGACCTTGCGCGGGTCGTATGTCAAAACACTACTGCTCATGATTTACCTCCTCACCCTGCAATCAAGTTTTCATACGTCAGCGACCCCTTGATCTCCACGAAGTGGATAGCCCCTGCAAGCCGCGCCGTAAAGAACACGTCCGTCAGCTTGCGCTTTGCCTTCGTGTTCGCCGACACGCTCGAAGCCAACGGCACCGTGACCGTGAAACCCAGATTTTCCCTGCCATCCTCGTCATATTCCGTCGATGCGACGCCGCCCCTTCTCTGTCCGAGCACCAGAGCATCGCGAATGCGCGCTTCCACCTGCGCGATGCCTTCGTCCGTGTACGGCACCTTCTCACGATTGATGAGCAGGTTAAAGACGTTGACGCTGATCTCTTCCTTGAGCCAATCGCGGAG